TGCCTACCGTATATAATGCATAGCAACCGCCAACTAATATTAAAAGTTCAATTCCTGTCATTTTTGGGTTCCTCCTTGGGAAGTTGTTGTTGTTTGTAATTTTTAAGAAGTTCTGCGTAAACTTCTGGATCAAGCGGTTGCATAAGACCTCCCGAATCTTTCGGCATAATAACCGATATTTACATAGTCCCTTTTAAGGGTGCATATCTGGGCAATGTCTGCCAGTGCTAAGAGATGGTCGGGTGTGTAAACTGATGGATCGTCCCATTCAGAAACAGCAATCGCATTTTCAACGTCCATAGTTGTACGTCCTTCTGCATCTTCCATTGCGGGACAACTCATAAGAAGTCCATCTTCAGCAATCCAGAATCCCATTCCGAAAGAGTGCGAGTAATGAATTTCAGGTTTTGGCATTTGCCTCCGTGTGTATGTCTTAATTATAGTACCCATTAACAACGAATGGGAAAGTAGTGGACACTTTAACCAACTGGCACAAAGCGACCACTATTAAAATTTGCGTATGAGAAAATATGTCTATAAACTAATTTGTGCATACCGAATTTATTCGTCATTACGAATCCTTCGCCTATGTGCTTGTCATAACCTAAGTATGCTTGAACTGGATCGCTGTGAGTTAATCTGCTCATAACGTCCGCTTTAGTTTCTTGAACTAACTTCCAGTAGTTTATCAACCTTCCATGAATCCCGTAGTTAACGGGATCCACTTCTTTCCCTTCCCTATAGTCTTTATTTATTTGTTTCTTTAACTCTTTAGCGGTTTTATTATCTACGAACTGGATCCCCTTCGCCATATGTCTAATGAAATCAATAGACGGTTTTAAGTTAGATATTGGATCGTTTTCTCTCTCCTTGACTTCTGCTCTGATGAATAAACAGTCGTCCATCTTTTCCCAGTTGTAATAATATGGAAAAGATTTCATAGGGTGTGCTTCAGCATTTGCAAGATTGTCTGTGCACTGTGTGGTGATGTACTGCGTGTGAGGTGCAATAATGATCTTTTGATCTACCACGTCAGGGAATTTATATGTTAAGGTATTAGGTTTGTATTCATCAGAACCACCAAAACCAATAAAGTCCCCCTGAAAAACCATATAACCTAGATGGTGTGGTATGTGGTCGAAACACGCATGAAGAATCTTTGCAACTTCTCCTGTGTGATTTGCGTCAATATCCTTGTGTGAGTAATTGATCTTGATTTTGATCTTGTTAAAGACGCTTTTAGTACCCACGAAAAATCTGTGAGTCTTGGGATGATTACCCCATACAACTGCGGGTGCACCATCATATTTTAATGAGATGTTCCCACCACCAGTAAACCAATCTAGCACGGATAAATCCCCTGTTAGGATTGTGTCTTCTGGATGTTCTAGGTGTGTGTTTTTCATACCTTTATTATAACGAATAAAAAACCCTCTGTGTAGAGGGTGTGTGACACTTAATTAACTGTCATAATCCGAGCCATCATATTCGCCTTCATAGTTATCATCGTAAATACGAACGGCTAACTCCGCATCTTGGCTTAATTTAATCCCTGCTCGATCAAGTGCTTCCCAAATCTTGTTAGAAATGTGATTATGCTCGTCTTCGGGGATATGCTCAAAAAGGTTTAAGTAGTTTTCCATTATTCGTAATACCCCAACTCTTCTGCTTCCTCTTCTATATCTGCCGCTGCCATACCAAAAAAGTCTCTAATTGTCATGTCAGGATATTGAAGTAGGTAGGAACATAATGCACCCATTTGCATATGCCTTGACTCTGCCATTTGGATTTGTTCCATAACATCCCTAGCATCTGATTCTAAGTTTGTCATTAGAATTGCTCCCTCCTATCGTGGATGAATTCTTGTAGTTCTTCATATGCACCTTCTTGATCTAATACCATAGGTGCAAGAAATTCATACAAGTTTTCATCATAATCATCAATCTCATTTCTGATTTCATCCTCCGTGCATCTGTTCAATTCGGCAAGATAAGTTGTACGAATCCAATCTGCCATTTGTTCGGTGTTCATATCGTTGATATAAAATTCAACGAATTCTTCCCTTAAGTCTTGGATTTGCTCTGCTGAAAATAATGATGTGATCATAGTTCTAAAAGTTTTAAATTGAATGGTTTTAATTTATCATCGAAGAAATCTTCTCCTCCGAAATCTATCATTTCCCCGAATGCACCCTCTTGCCCATCAACAATTTTGATATTTTCAAGGTTGTGGTGTAGGTTGTCTCTTACATATTCTCTGAGTTGATTAACTTCCATATCTTCTACGAAGTCGTTAACCCAACTACGAACCAACTCATCATATTTGGACTGTACCAGTTCTAACTTCATACCGCCAACCCCTCTAGAACTAATTGTTGCTGTGGAATTTGTTCCTCTTCGATCTTTACGGTTTCGTAATCGAATTCTTCCCAATCAAAATCATAGTAATCCCAACCATTTTCTGCTTCCTCTTTGGCTTCTTCAAGACTACTTGCCTTAACTGTAAAGTACTCCATCTTGGTACATTTACGAGTTACATAAAACTCATGTTCATAAGGTTTCATTAGAAGTTCCTCCATAAAAACGCATCTTCTCCATTAATCTGTTTGATTAACGCATCTGCTTTTGCATCTTCTTCTTTGATGAAGTCTTCTGCAAATTTGATGAGATCAAGTAAACCTTGAACATCTTTGTTTTTGTTGTCCATGTAGAACCCCTTGTGTATGTCTTAATTATAGTACCCATTAAATACGAATGGGAAAAAAGTGGACAGTTGTTAAACTGTCCTAGTTGTCTTTGGGATTTCTACGGGTTTCGTGTAGACTCCTGTAATCTTCCAATCGTCGTCATGTGTGATGTCTGTTTCATACGCATGCCATTTACCTTTTAAGAAGATGTAAAGGAATTCTGAACCGCAGTCAATTTGTGCCAGTTCATCAAGATTTTTTGATAGGACTGGTCCATCATCTTCCCCGCCATAATATTCAACGTGACCTTCGCAATCCTCGAACTCTTCGGTTTCCTTGTTATACTTGGTTGTAGAATAGCACGAAGACATACTGCCACCGTCGATAAGTTCGCGAACTTTCTCATCTGTGTTGTAGTGCTCTTCAAGAGTTACACCCAACCATTCAGGATATCCATCCCAGTGATGATAAACAGAAAGAATGGAATCATCTTGTAATACATAACCAATTCGTGAACGTGTTGACATAATGTTTTTAAAAAATGGATTGTAGAGGTACTTGCACCAGAGCAATTAACTACTGGGGTCGATCTCGACATTTCAAGAGTGGGACTAAGTGCGCACTAACGAAGTTTTGGAATGGATGTTATGACCAGTGCGGTTTTCCCGCTTCCTTGACCTTCGCGTCTCCCTCTTCACTATCTCTGCCCTCTACTCTTATATAATAAACGATTTTGAGTCGTTTTCAATAAAAAGTGGACACTTATTTAACTGTCCACTCTTGATTTTTTGAAGTCGCATTTCATGTAGTCTTGGACTTCATCAATAACTTCCCCGAAGTAATCCCCCCAGTAATCCTTCGCATCATTTAGAAATTCATCGTCAGTTTGTCCATCAACATATTTGTCCATGTCGTTGTAAACATACTCAACTAAATCTTTAGTGTCCATGTTATCAACATATCTCTCAACAAAGAAAGATTTGAGCTCATTAATTAAGGCTTTGTCCATTTAAGTTTACCCTCAGTGTTTAAAATATCAAAACAGATTTCGCATAAGCAATCTGCGTTTGGTAATGCGTCCCGCCAGTCGTAGTCCTCTTCACAGAAATCACCGTCCCAGTAATAGTAAAGGGACGGTTGATAGTCTGGCAATGCCTTAATGGCTGGTTCTCCGTCGGTGTGTTCATCATCGAAGTTCCCGCAATTGTCGCAATATGCCATTTATGCCATTTCCTCCATTATTTGCTGTGCACGAACTCCTGCAACATACTGAGCATCTTCGCAATGTGGATCTAATCCTGCTTCTTCGATCTGTAATAGTAGATCTTCAAAGATTCCTTCTAATAGTTCTTCGTTTGCTAGGCAACTCATGTTGGTCTCCTTTGTTTGTATACTATTATTATAAGTCCCCACTCTTACGAATGGGGATTTAGTGGACACTTTCTAAACTGTCCTATAAGTACCCTGCAGATTCACATCCTGGTTCATCATAGAACCACTGGATCGAAACTTTTTTATATTGTCGTTTCAGTTCAGAGGCAACGTCTTCGGGTGGAGCCCATGCTGTGTCGAAATGAATCTGGAAATAATCCTCCTCATCTTCGCCCCATTCGACTGCATCCTTACCAATGTCCCACTTAGTTCCCCAGTTATGAACATTCCAGTCATACCATCTGTCATCATTTTTTCCATCTGGGAAGTAATAGGATTCATAGATGAGTTTGCCATCCTGATTGAATTCCTGCCTTAGAGATGGTAATTCTCCCTTCTCATTTGGCATTGTTTTCCAGTCTGGTGGTGGAATGATCTTGGCGAATGGATTGTCTTGAGAGAAAATTTCTCTGATCTCGTTGATCTCTTGAACACTTTCTTCGTCCCAACCAGATACTGTTACTCGGTTACTGCACCAATTTGGCATTAGTTTAACCTCCAGTCAATCTTAAGGTATTCTGGATCAGCATAGTTCATCAACTGTTCTGGTTCCATGTCGAATATGAATTCTTCCATGAAATATTGAACTGAGAAGTTCCCTAATTCTTCAGCACAACGAAAGACCATTCCGATCTGTTCATTGTTGAGACCTAGAACATCAATACAGTAAGAGATGTCCTTTTCAAGATCTGAAATTCTTTTGGAAGATTTTTTCATAAAAACCCTGTTTGTGTATGTTCTTATTATAAAGGCAAAAGGGGGTCATGTAACCCCCTAGTGGACACTTTTTTAACTGTCTACCTTAAGTAAAGATATCCTCCTGCCCAATCTACGAAGTTTGGATCTAATAATTTCTGTAGATCCTTTGGTTCGCAAAATGAGAATCTAACGTGTTTTGTATGCGGTGCCTTCCATGATGCGGGTTTGTATACGTTACCTAGGATCGATGGATCCTTTCCTACGAATGCATGAACGCTACCGTCGCGATACTCATTCCTATTTTGAAAAGTGTCGAACTCTTCTTGAATGATTTTGTAATACTTCCTGCCTACCTCATAACGAAATCTCATTAGATTCGCAGTCCCGTCTTCCATCGCGTCTAACTGTTGTTTCGCATAACTTGAAAGATCTTCGCGCTCTAACTCTAGATTTCTTGTTAAGGACCTCTTGTGGTAGATGCGATAATTCTCAGTAATTGCTCTGCAGTAGTCTTTTACGTAAGATAAAAGAAACGTTTGATCCGTTTGCTTTACTGATTTTCCAATAATAAAATCATTTTTAGATCCAATTACTTGTTGCATAAGATTTGTGTATGTAATACTAGTATAAAGTCCCCGCGCACTGAATGCTACGAAGGTTGTGCCACTATTTAAAGTGTCTACCACATGTCATCAGGTGTGTCATATGATGTAAAATTAGTCAGCCGTTTTTCTTCTCCTGCTTCTAGAGGTACCGAGAAGTTAATTTCAAACTCGTCGCTGTAATCTTTATAGTTGGTGATTTCCACGGGACATTCATTCAACCATTCTTGAAACATCTCATATTTTGTTTTACGTGGTTTCTTACGCATTTCGTCGTACATTGCCTGTTGATAAGTTTTCATTTAAGTTGTACCTCGTAGTCAATAGATTTAATGCACCATCCTGCTGATGCTGTAATTTCTTCGATGAGATCATCCTCATCATCCGCGTCCCAAACACCGAGTGCGAGATCCCGCAATTCGATTTCCTCATCGAATGTGAGTTTGAATCCGTTGGCATAATCGTCATCGTAATCAAACTCAATTTCTGTTACGTTAAATTTCATCTCGTAATGATTTCCTGTAACGCTGCAAGATCATCCCAAGTTTCATCATCTTCTTGAATGAATGGACAGTCCATTGCTCTGTCGAGTGCAGTACTGAAGCGATCTAGTTGCTCATCAGTAAGTTTGAAGTTCATAGAAATCTCCGTGTATAAACTCATTATAGACAAAAAAATCCCCCTTGCGGGGGACTAGTGGACACTTTCTAAACTGGCATAGGCAATCCATAACTGATATGATACATATCCATCATATAATCTCTTACCCTTTCTCGATCAAGGGAATCTCCATCTCCCCACGTAACCTTAAATTCAGCAAGCGGGTCGTTGCAGTCATCAAGATATTTGAGCGTTGCATATGCGATTTGCTCTTTAGAGACGTTGAGGGGATACAACCCACCTTGCCCGTAGAATGAAAACACATAATCGATGAACTCCTGAAAATTGTGCATGAGATGTTTTTGTATGTATCTTTATCTTATCAGTTCCTGTAGCAATTGGTCATACTATGTGACACTAATATTTCTGGCACACTAGCTGATGCATTCGAGCTGGATTTCTCTTATAATAAATTTATAAACAAAAAAAGAGCGGAAGTACGCTCTCTAAAATCTTCGCCACTCCCCCTGCCTTATAATATTTCTGTGTTCCTTTCCTGATATCCAATTCTCGTACTGGCACACTCGCTGTTGCCTTCCCTTTAAAATATGTTACACTTCCTCGAACAAACCATACAAAGGTATGTATATAAAACCAAAATTTAAACTGTCACATTGTGCCAATCTCGATGCGTCACATGTCGTATAATGTATTACATGCATGAATCTCGATGTGTATCATATGTTACTAGTACATGCGTATCCTCGTCGAGATGTGTGCCCGTGCCCATATGTGTGTATGATATGTGCAGGCTCGTCGAGATACATGTGCGCAAGCTCGTCTAGATGCATGCGTTCATGTGTGCGAGCTCGTCGAGATTATGCATAATGATAGATGGATAGCTCGTAGAAATCCTGATTGTTGTCTCGTCGAGAGTTATATTCCTCGTCGAGATCTAAGTCTTGTGTATAAGACTGTGTACTCTCGTCGAGATCGTCACCTGTTTCATAGTCGAGATCGTACCAGTCTGCGCAGTCTTCGTACATAGTCGAGATGAATAGAATACTTATAGTATAGCACATATCTCGACTAGACGCAAGCTCGTCGAGATTCACAGTAGTATATATGTACGCAAAAGGATCTATTGTTACAATATAGTAACATTGTACTTATAAGACTACAAGTACTTCGCGACCCTGTGTGTTAGGAAATCGCGATCCGTGGGTTGACAAACTCCGCGTCTCATGCTACGCTCGCTAAGTCAACATAAGATCTGAGCATTAAATCATAATACTTTCTCTCTTCTTTATACACATATTATAACACACTTAACATCCTTTTGCAATGTACTTGTACTTATGGTATAATTAAAAGAACCAGTTATTTAGACAGTTTACCAAAACCTATTCTCAATGTACTTGTACTTATAAATTAGTAATAAGTACATCCTATAAGTACAATGTATAAAAAATGATAGGTTCATCGGTAGAATCCCTTGGTATGACTGGAGTTTCGCCCTTAGTATGTGTCATGGTTTCTTGAAGTGAGAAAGCATAAAGTTTTGAATGAAATAGAAGACTTAGAGGATTTCAGTGGTTACTCGATTGATACTGATGGAAACCTTTGGTCTCTGAAGTATAAAGTACCGAAGCTAAGAAAACCTGTATGGTCTGGTAAAGATGAATGTGCATATCTTACCTGTAGATTGAGAGATGATAATGGTAAAGCAAAGACTCTCTACATTCATAAGTTGGTAGCATTAGCATTTCTTCCGTGTGATGATCCTACCCGAAGGGTTGTGCATAAGAACAAAGATCGAAGTAACAACCAACTTGAAAACTTAGAGTGGATTGCGAACGTAAAGGAGAAGAAGAAAGCATTAGACTTCGTATTACAGGAAGAACTGGTAAATAAGATAAAGCGTATTCATGTAGTTGCTCAAAAGAAAGGAATTCGGGATGTGTCGTCTGATTCTTATTCATTTACCACGAAGATGATCGAAGATGCCATTGAAGCATACATTAAAGAGTATGGACTACGTAAAATTGATAGAGACTTATGAGAAATCCATTTAGAAAGAATAAAGAGACTAACTTGAAGAATCTCTTACAAAAATTGTTCCCAAATCATAAAATTACTGTGGTAAATCATAAAGATGGTTCTCAGACCATTTCTCTCTTATAAGGGGGGTTACTACCATAAGGAGAAGTTTTTACAGGCACCTCACAGGCGATCCTGGCGTTAGTAGTTTGGTATCAGTACTATACAAAACGGTGTATTTCGTTAAATGTGGAGCAGTGAGTAGAAAAACGCAAAAAAAATTTCCTCCGCGCCTCTCGACGGGAGAGAATGGTAGAGGAAAGGGGGAGAAGAGAAGATATCGAAATTATAGAGTTACTGGATAGTATATGAATATCCCTCGAAGTGTTCCATAACGTTGAGCATCGTTTCCTTACCGTAGCATATGATAGTATGCGTAGGATACGGAGTCTTGCCTACTGTATGATCTTCGTATGTAAAAGTAAACTTTGGTTTATCATCTGGGTATTCGCCTGGTGTCCAGATTGATCCGTCTGTGTTGTAGGTATCAAACTCTAATGGATTGATTTCTTTTTTTGATTCTTTCATTTGTTCTACTAGGTGATCGACGCAAGATGCATAGTAACTTGCATTAAGTGTTTCTTCTGATTCATAGAAGTTGATGTAGTTAAAAGGTTTACTCATATTTAAGTGCGACTGTAAATCTGTGTTTGGTGCGGAAAGAGGTGGCTCTGTGTAAAATTGATGCATCGAAGAAACATAAGCGATTTGGTTCGGGTGCAACTGAGTAGGACTTGTCGTTTACATAGAACTCTGTTTGTCCTAAAAAGTTGGGTGTCCACATTTCTTTGTGTGGATAGTATAGGAATGTCACTCCCTCATCTGCATCTGTATGAAAGTATGGTATCTCATTTGGTGCGAACAAATTGATATACATTCTTAACAGACATCGGTTTGGTACAAGTGGTTGAGTCTTCTCATAGAAAAAGCGATAGATAAACTCTCCCTTCTTGATTTCTGCACTCATTCCAGTTGGAGCTACCTCTGCTTCATCCTTTTCGCCAAAGGTGTAGTTCGCATTCTGGCAGTACATAAGCACATTAGCCTGTTCTTGTGGATTTAACCAGTCGTCCCGTATGTGAACTGGCACATCCTTTCCGTAAACAAAATCCATTATTTGCTAGAATTATAAGAAGTTACTGCAAAGTTGAATGCAATTGAGATACGTGGGTTACCAGGTGTTGGTTTGTTTGCTTTAACCTCATGCATTAGATATGAAGGAAACATGATCAAATCTCCTTCATTGATGTCAGGAGAGAACAGTTCATCATAATTGTGTGAATCGAACTCTAATGAATGAGATCGAATGATGCCCATCGGATCAGTAAAGGTCAATGGACTGTGCACCTTCTTATCATAACATAGAAAATGTACACATGCAAAATGATTTGGGTCTAATGGATCTCCAATATGATTGTGTGATTCTTGCCACTCCTCGTCCTCATAGCAATTATACCAACATTCGTCTACCTCTACCTCAAACTTGTTATCGAAAAAGGTTTTAATTAAATTATGATACTGTCTCTGTAATTCTCCTTGCGACATGAAAAAGCGATTGATGTCATCTCTTTCATGACTTGTCTTGATCTTTGTCGTTAACCATCCTTCTGGTGGTGTTAATGTTTTTTGAGTCGATTCAATAAATGGTAGCAGATCTTGCTTCAACCTTTCATTGTCCTCTACCTGTCCCTGATAGTAAGAGATGGGGAAAATGGTTCTACGTTGCGTTTCCATGGAATTCATCAAATTCTGCATAATGATCGGGAGTTTTCTTATTTCTTTTCTTTACAAACTCCAACTGATGCCAACAGTGTTCATAACACAATAAAAGAACATGTATGTACCTGTGTGGATTATTCTTATCGTACTTACAATTTGGTTTCTCTTTAACAGCAGTTTCAATCGTAATGTAATTTGAGACTGGTCTCCATCCACCCTTAACTCTTGCTTGATTGTCTTCAGATTTTGGTTTACAATAAACCCATCCTTCATGCTTCATTCCCAGATCCGTAGTCCAGATTACATAATCATCGACTTCTGGGATGTATTGTGTTTTTGTACTCATTAATCGGGAACTGCTTTAAGGTCTTTTGGACTGATGCCTTCATTGATCAGTTGATCTAATCTAACCTTACATTGTTCTTTTGTGAGTCCTGATGTATTTGGTTCTGGTGATTTAAACCATCCCATTGTTGTTTGTTGGACGATTTGCCATTTTTTCTCTTGAGTCATTTAACTAAACCTAATTGGTGCGGTGCGGGTTGTGATATCCCCTGTCATCATTGCATTGAATGAAATGGTAATTCGAGGAATGCCATTATAATCTTGATAGGATTGCTGTACTCCGTGTGGCAACCACGATGGAAACATAAGCAAACTACCATTATTTACGATTGGTGAAACTGTACCTGAGTTATGAGCAGCATGATCTTTATTTACACTTGGTTCAATAACTCTTGCAGCAGGTCTTGGATCACTAAAAGTTGTAGTTTGAGCAAATTGTGTTCCCAGATTTGGGGTACTTACATGCCATACTCCACTAAAGATAGAATTTGGGTGTGTATGATTCATGTGACAATATAATGGTCTAAAACCAACATTTGCCCACATTGAAGTCAAATAGACTTGTTCTACCTTATAATCATAATATGCAAATACAGCAGCAGCTTCTTTAAGGCAGAAACTGTGTACTTGTTCAAAACCTTCTCTCTGGTGAAGATCATCGAAACTGTACCAACCTAAAGGATCTTTTGGATCTCCTGCAATTGTCCCTGCATTCTCATCTTTTGTTGCTGCTAAGACTTTTTCCTTAACATCTTTAAGGAAATCTTCATCATCAACTCTTGATTTAAAAAGTAAAGAGGGAAAAAGAACACCAATGTCCCTGTCGGTAACTTTGATTTCTTTTTCAACCTCCCTTGTTGGAGATACAGGTTCATTACTTAGTTGATTTACTTCAACTCCAGTATTAATAGTAAATCCACCTTCTGGTTTACCAGATGGTATTTTTACATCACGATTCCATCCCGAATTATGTTCAGTTGTCAATTAAGTATCTCCGAATATGGTTATTATAGCATAATAAATTGATTTAGACAAGAAACTCATCCACATAGTAATCAACTGTTACTTGCATTTTAGCAGCTTCCTTTTCTAAGTAGTCTCCATGTTGAGCAAGACCTTTATAGTATTCTTGTCTCTGTTTCCACTTGATGATTTCGATTTCAGATGTAATCATGTATTTTTTTAATAATTCCATAAATTCTTCTATCTCTTCATCATTCATAAGTAACAAATCCCTTGGGTCTTTGTGTCCATTTCGGATTCTTATCTCTGTAACTTGGTTCTATAGTTTTCCTTTCTTGCTTTTTAACTTTCATTTTAACACGATCAGGCATTGAATCATATATGTGTTGTGGCACATCATCTTCTGTCCCAACGAAAGTCATATCCCCACTTGAGTCGTGTATAGTCTTACATAAGTATTCATACAATGAAGGAAGTGTCTCTGCATAATTTATATATTTCTGTTGGGTCTCTCTGTATAGTTCTTGTAACCTATCGCAATGCATTTCTGGATCAAATCCTTTCAATTTTCCTAGAGATCTATGCATTTGTGCATCAATTGGAGAATAGTTCATTCCTGCAGCAACACACTGGAATCCCGCAGTACCCTCCCTAAATTGATGATATTTGTATGCGGACGTAGCATAGTAAAGTAATTCAAGATTCTCTCCCATTTCAGTTTCATAATTCAATGAATTATTGATTGTTGGGTCAATTCTAACTCTCTCTGTTACATCTTGCCAGTATGGTGTATCATCTCTTGAACTCAATGCATAATGCATACCAACAAAGTTTGCATGACCATAGAAAATATTTCTAAGTGCATAATTAAATGCATCCCTATCCCACTGATTAACAAAATCTTTGCGTAGTGTATAGATTAATGATAATAACCACTCATATGTTGTCATTAATCCTGTACTCTCTAATGGTTCAACAAAACCACTTGATAAACCAATCGCAACTACATTCTTCTCCCATGTCTTTTCATGTATTCCATTTCTCATTGTAATGGGTTTAAATTCAAGATCCTCAATAGGAACATTATCATAACGTGTGCGGATGTAATCCTTGAACTCCTCAAGAGCTTCATCATCACTGATATACTTATCACTATAAACATACCCTGCACCAATACGTGACCATAAAGGTATGTTCCATGTCCATCCATTACTGAGAGCAGTGCAATTTGTAAATGGTTCTAGTTGTTTATTCTTATCTGTATATGGTATATGTGTTGCCCATGCTTTATTATTTGGAATTATGTTCTCAATACTATTAAATTTAACTCCTAATGCACCCTCTAATAATAAACTTTTGAAACCAGTGCAATCAATGTATAAATCAGCAGTTATCTCTTCTTTATTTTCTAAAATTAAAGACTCTATACCATCATCATTTGTGTTAATCTTTTCAACTGTTGAATTAATTAACTTTACACCCTTTGGAAGACATATCTTTTTCTTAAGATATTGTCCTAATGCGGTAGCGTCAAAATGAAATGCAACATCTTGAACAAATGAGAAACCAGGTGTCTTTCCACTACTATCATCAGACATCTTATTATTCTCTGAAATTGCAGCAATTGGATAGTGGCAACGTGCAAATGAATTTTGATCAAGACCACCCCTATTTCCTTTTAAGAACCACCAGTCATTTTGTGATACTTGTTCTATTGGTCTTTGTGCCTCTCCAAAAGGATAATGGAATCCTCCTGTATCTTTTCCTAACCAATCTGTAAATTTAATACTTAACTTATAACTACCATCTGTTTCTGTTAAAAGATCTTTATCCTCAAGACCTATCAATGATGACCAGTGCTTTATACCACCAAGAGTACTTTCTCCAACTCCCAATATAGGAAAGTCTGGACTCTCAATGATAGTAACATCAATGTTCGGAAGTTGTGTTGCAAATGTGGCAGCAGACATCCAACCTGATGAACCACCACCCACAATGCATATGCTTTTAATCTTTTTGCTCATTCTTTTTGTTTCTACGTTCTTCAACTAATTTTAGGAACTCCTCATCTGGAGTAAAGATTACAGGACCTTCGGCAATCCTCTCCTCCAGTTCATCCAATAATGGATCCTTTTCATTGTTTTTTTCAGTCATTTTTTTATAAGAGATCTAAGTCTTTTCCGTGTTTGAGTTTATCCACTTCAACAGGTGGCACAAAGGCATTGAAATTATTTTTAATTTGCTCTAGTCTATCTGCTTGAGCACCTAGTTTTTTTAAAACAGTGCGACTGTTAACATCAAATTTTTTAGCAGATTTATCGATCCCCTTTCCTAAAAGAACATCAATTAAAAAATCACACTCGGATTCATCTAAGTCTGATTGTAATCTATGTATGGTTCCCATAATACTCAATTTAAACACCCTTGTCTTGTGTACTTTCGTCAACGATTGTATCTAATTCAGATAACTTTGGATACATTCCCTTAAATGTATCTGCATTTTGTTTCTGTTTTTTCATATCGTCATCCATCTCTATTCTACCTGTGTTTTCATTAAATTGCAATAGCATTTTTCTACCTGCCTTTCTAGCAGTTTCTCTAAAGTTTGGTGATATACCAGTTGTATCATTTGAAAATGTGGTTACATGATCACTTAACCATCCAGTACAAACATACTTACTACCTTTAGTGACAGTTTCTCCTCTATGATAGAAATACCATGAAGCAGGGAAACAAATCAACTTTCCAGTTTTTGGTGCTACATTAAGTATATCATTATTATGTCCACCAACTCTGAATTGTGTATGCCCACCATCAAAATCATCATTGAGGTACCACATATATGTGAATAATCTTCTTGCTTGCAAAACAGTTCCAGAATCTCTATATCCTCTTAATGGAAATACTATCGTATCTAAAATTGGAGAGACATCATCATCAGCATGCCAATCATAACTTTCTCCAACATTAGTTCTTTGCACTTGATATCCAGAATCAACCATGTCCCCTTTTGATTGAACAACATCACCTAATTTTTCTTTTATGTAAGTTAAATATTTTTTTACATGTGGGGAAAGTACTTCAAAAAAGTATGCATCATATTCTTCCCATTCTGGCCATTGAGATATCCACAGATCAGTTGATTTTTTGATACTTGTTCCATCAGCGTGTCCCTCAGTATCAGATGCTGTGATTCCCGCACTTTTACGATGATCATATTCAAATTTTTCAATGATCTCTTTGCATTTATCAGCAGGTATGACATCATCATACTGCACTATCATATCGGCAAAATTAGTTATCATGTTGTTTTAAATTAAATGCTAAAATAATTCTTTTATCCATAACAGGTGGACTAAAATGATAAATCTCTGGGTCCCAGATTAATAAATCTCCAACCTTAACTTTAGATGTTGTTGTGTTACATTGATGCAACGGATCTTGAAAATAAGTAGATTGTCCCTCGGTTAAAAATAAACAACCAGAACCACTTATTTTTGTTCCTGTATGATTATGTATAGGATGAAATCCACCAGGTTCATACACTTGAACCCAAGAATTGTCAAATGCTTCTGCAGGAGCTATAGGTTCTAAAACTTTGTAAATCCACGGAACTATATGTGCTTCATTCTTTGTACCATAAGTTGTCCAAAGTCTTCCATGATCAACATATTTTCCATACTTCTTACACCATTCTTCAACCTTATCAAGAAATCCCTCTGGTATGGGAATATTATCTTTAATAACAATTGAAGGTGGAAAAAGTTGTTGATGCTCTGGTCCTTTTTTCTTTTCTTCACTCATAAAATGCCTCTAATCCAACTGGTTCTCCAAAACTATAATCATAAGTTAATGCATCATGACAAACATAATGCGGATGATCAGGTTTTACACCTAATCTTTTACACAATTCAAGATGATTATCCTCCATGAGTTCTACTGCATACAACATATTGTTTAGTATGTGTTCCTCATCATGATACTGCAGCAATTTAGTTTTAAGAGTAACTAAAAAGTTACCACTACCTGCTGAATTATCTAGGAAAGTAGAATTAGGGTTCTTTTTTACATCATCTGGTATATCATTTATCATTCTAGCACAAACATCCATAGGTGTAAACACTTCGCTAGTAGCATTTATCCTATCATCTGATCTTTCAATTACAGATCCTACACTCTTATTGTGGTCGTTTCTTTTCATAAAATATCAGGAATAGTTCTGAATAATTCTTTTGAATTAGTATTAACTATCCTATTCTTTAGAACCATTTGATGTACTTCATCAGATCTTAAATAATCTGCAAGTTTATTACTCTCCTCCTCAGAAGATGTTTTTATGATAACTGTAGATCCACTAATAGAATGATCGTAAGGTTTGATACGGATCTGTCCAAAACCTTGTCCACCGTATTTACTATTCATTACAACTCCATGTTGATTAATACAACAAGTATGCTGAGACTTATCAACATTAGTAACTTGCATCTCTCCATTTTTACCACCCATTGTAGTTATCATAGGATACTCTCCCTCAATCAATTGATTTAAGTTCAAATCTCCACGTTGATAGCGATGTCCCATATTGTTAGAAACATCTGAAACAAAATCTGGATTAGTAAATCTAATACAAGTATCATCAGTAAGTTGAATATTCTTTACTGTACCATCAAGATAAGTTAATTTTGTTAGTCCAGTGTATCCACGTTTCCATGTACAAATACATGTCTCTGTCATTGATATAGATGGAAATGTATCAGGAGATAATGCTTCAATAGAAACAATACCTGGTGTTGAAAACAAAGTTCTTCTAAACTTTGATGTGGATTTAGCAAAGTGTTTTGATCGAATTACTTCTGATACATAATCAGATCTTTTCATTGCACTTAGATAGAAATGTGTATCTAAAGTTTTTGCACATCCACCTGTGGTTGCACCTGTTACTGTAGATGTATCTGTATATGGTGGATTACCAACTGTAGCACTAAACTGCATTTTGTAATTACTAAGGTTGTCGGTTACATTAATTTTAGCATTAATCTGCTTTATTGCATAGCGATGAGTAGGATCGTTTTCCCACACCACTATGTCATCGGGTTCCCAAGATTTATTCTCTATTGCATATAAAGAATGAAGTCCAGAGGGATCTCCATGTATATACAACTTTTCAGTTGTATCCTTTTTTAAAGGAATCATCCTATCAAGAATATCTAATGAAAGTGTCTTTTGATTCTTTCTTGTTGTTGCAAGTTTCTGTAAGGTTCCACATTCATCTTTAGACATAGAATGTTCAATATCTATGATCCCTTGATTAATTCTATTGATCCAAGATTTAGGTATAATCTTTTGTTCTAAACAAGCTTTGATAATACCAGTAGTGTCTCCTGTGTCATGTTCATAATATTTTGAACTAAGAATACTATCTACACTTTTAGGTGTGGATTTATTCTTTATCATATGGAAGATAACTAATCCTATTCTCTCCATGTATGCTTGAATAGTTTCTGTTTTCTGTGCTATCTCAGACTTATCAAAATGTGTAGAAAATTTAGATGAACTGGTAAGTTTCTTATTACTGTTTGCGTTAGCATTGTTTTCATTTACTGTAAAAGAACTCCATGAAGATAACTTTGCACTCTTCTGAAAATTATCAAATTCAATGTCTCCTAACTTAATAAAATCTAATTGAGATACAATACCTGATATCAAAGATACTGCACTGTCTACATCATTAGATAGAATTTCGTTTAGACGTTCTGGTGTTACTTCTTCAAAATCAGAGAAGTATTCAAAGATAGGAACTAAATCAAGAAGTTCATATTCAGATTCTGTTAACTCATGATTCAAATCACATGCAGTAAAATACATGTTTCTGATTGTAGTAAAACAACGTTCTGGGCAAAAATCAATTACATCCCAAAAGTTTCTCTTTGTTGATCCACCACGGAAAGCAAACTGTGTCCATTGTTCTCTTGATGATCCTTCTGCACAATTCATAACAGTATCAATACCCTCTGCAGTTAGACCAAGAACATTTGCAGTTTTAGTTAAGATAACTGTAGATGTGTTAGTATCAATATGTGATCTGATTGTCTCAGAATTTTCTCTAGTATCTGAAGTTACAACTAATGGTTTAAATCTTGTTGATTTAAAATAATCTACAAGTGCATGACATGATGCCATAGAAGGCAAAGTTATCATTACATGTCTACAGTTCTTTAGTATTCTTTTGTTATACTTTATTCCATCTTGAGTAAACACTTTACTCATAAATTCATCAACTAATATTGGTTCAGCAAAATCATCCTCATCTTTGTTTACTCTAAAAATATTACCCATTGCATCAGGATCATCGCCATATAAGTCTTGATATTTACTGGACTCATACTTTGCAAGAATCAATCTCATCTGTGGAGAATTTACATACTCCTTTATACCTTGCAATTTATACAATTGCTCCTCAAAATATGAATATACAAATCTAAATTTAGGAAAATCTTCTAAGATTTTATGTGCAGTTCCTGAGACATACAATACTTTTGTATCGAAGTGATCTCTAAGACTTATCCATTGATCTCCCTCATATCCAAGATGTGCTTCATCGAATACTATTAGATCAATATTACAAGGTAGATTCTTATATCTGTTAGGAGCTTGAATAGTAGAATATAGAACTATTTGTTTTTCAGTTCCCATCCAATACTCTATCTCATTCTTAAACTGATCTACTTCACCATCACGAATATCAATGAATATAATATTATCAAAGTTTTTAAACTGTTGGGAATCATCTCTCCATGATTGTTTAGGAGAATTTCTATATGAAACAACTAAGGATACCTTAACATTACTCTCTACAATAGAGGAAAGAACCATTGTAGATTTACCTGCACGACACTTAGCAAATAACAAATACTCTTTCCATTCATCCCATGTTGAAGTTATCTCAGATACAAATTCTTTTTGGTGTTTGCGAAGTTTACGATATTCTTTTTCCTCTACATTATTTGTAAAAAACTCTTCTTCAATAAGATCCTTTACAACATCAATACTTAAACCATGACCATCTTCAATTTTATAAGTCTCTCTACCAGTTTGCGTAATACCACGTTGTTTTTTTAACCAACTATGTATCTCATGATCTCTACCATCAAAATCTGTCCACCATCCTCTCTTTATTCTTGCACTACCAACTGCTGCTAAATCTTGTTTTGACTTACCATAGTCTCCACCTTTATGTCTATCTTCATATGTGTGTATGGTTTCTCCTAAACCGAAGGCAGACGGATTACCTTTAAACCCGTCAAGGTAAATGTTCATTTTCTCCGAATAAATTGGGTGCGAGAAACAAAAACTCGGACTTACAGGACGTAATTTCTCTGCTGAACAAAGACAACCATAGATCCTTGCCTGTTTTGTTTCCCTGTATTAATTATAGCATGAAAAAACCCCCTGTAAAGGGGGTTGTGACAGTTTCTAAACTGTTTTTCTTTTTCTCATCCTAGTGGTCATTTCAGTGTATTCTACAGGTGCCCACTCAACTTCCTTGGGTTTTGTTTTTCTTAGATTAGCAGTCTCTTTTTTAACAAAGGTAGAAGATTCTTCTTTAGTATTCTTTGCAAGAGATTGTCCAGAATTTAATTCCTTTGCAACTTCTGGTTCATCAAATTGTTTCAAATAACTTTTTCTGCTAAAAAGTTTTTTGGATTCTACAGCATCTTCAGAAGTTATTGGTTCATCAGTCATCGTATACTCGACATTCAAATGCGTCTGGATGATTATCACAATAGATTTCTAAATGCTTATCTTCATGTCTAGTGTGCCAATCATTTATTTTACCCTCATTAGGGTCTACTACATCATCTTTATGTGAATCTTCATAATTAGCATGAACTTCTTCAAGTTCAGACTTTTTATACTCTAATATACCATGATTAGTATGTTCTTTACCATCTTTAGGATCAAGATAAACTTCATGATTTAAATCGTGTTTAATAGTAGTCATAGTTAATTGATTAAACTCCTACATTACTATTTATAATTTAGCACTATCTTTCTATCTCTGCAAGTTCTAATGTTTCTTTACCAACAAACATACCTTTTAAATCATAATACAACTTATGGTTCTCTGTGTTAACATAGTGTCCTGTTATATTGGCACCATCACATGAGTACCCATATCCTATAACTTTTTCTGGGACACCATTAATACGAAATTTTTTTTCTGAATGCAGGTAAGTTCCATAGACTTGATCTAAATTAAACATTGGTATCTTTTGAATGTTAGGATATTATAACATAGTATCTATGACATTCAATATTTCTTTACATTTACTACAGATTTATATGTTGTCTTTGTTAAAAAATGTTCCAAACATACCACTGTCTCCATCCTCTCTATTTTCTATCTTATCAATAACTTCACTGGCATCTATGATATTTTCAATATTCGCCATCATATCTGCAATATGTTTGCTAACAAATGGTTTCTCTTGTCTTGCTGAAAATGCAAGTGCATTTCTTAAATTCTCTTGTGCGTCTCTCAACGATGTTTTAACTGTGTCTGATAATGCCAATGTTAATACCTCCTAGGGTGTGTATTCGTAACCATACTTTTGAAGATATTCTTCAAATAATTCGTCTGGGACTCTACCTTCCCAATAATCTTTTTCTGTATAAGTTTTTTTTAACTTATGTTCAGTTTTAGGTTCATTGCTGATCCATTCTGATTGCTTGCTCAAAAACATTCTGTAATTCTTTTGATGTTAAATTATTTAACCAACTCCAATCTGGGTCTTTTTTGTCCCATTCTGCAGTGAAAGAACCATCATCATTTCTGTTAATTTTTAGAGAGTTGTTCATCTTGGAATACGATCAAATATTGATGCAAAAATAATTTGGAAAAATGATTTTGCTGCATTACCTTTCAACTCATCAAACATATACATATTCAATCTGAATGCATAATTTGCTTCTGTAATTATAGCATTCTTTTCTGATACTGTAAGTGGTAACTCATCTAATACACTGCGGTATTTTTCTTTATATGCTTTGGCATCATCAATATTTTCAAACTCATAAAAGTCTAAACCAGCTTTCTCTAAGTTCATTGCTTTCTTTGCAATGTTTTTTAATATTTGTCCTCCTGACAAATCTCCCAAGTATCGTGTATAATGATGACCAACTAATAATTCTGGTTCATCTTCAGCAACTTCACGAATACGATTAACATATTGTTTACATGCTTGACTTGGTTCTATTTTAGTTCTCCAATCAAGACCATAGTAATATAGTAAATCTTTTTCTAATGCTATCAATCTCTCTAATTCTGGAAAATATAAACTACCAACTATAGGGTGTGTTCTTAACCCATATACTTCCTCCTCTAATGCCTTATAAACGAAGTAGAGATCCGATACTAAGCATTTGTAATTGTCTGGACTTACAACTCCACGTAAAAATGATTTCACAAAAGCAGTGTTCTCTGCTGCTGTATGTGATTTCTTTGTTCCTACTTTTAATTCCTTTGCAAAATTAGTCATTTGGTTCTTTTTTAAGTTCTTTTCGGATCATTTTTGCGTACAAAACATCTTCTTTTGAATACAATTTACGATTCCTTTTTGCGATCTTAATGATCCTTTTAGCTGCTTTTTTATCCTCCATATTGGTATATAATGTGTGTGTTAATTAAGTATTTATACCATTTTGCCTTATTGATCCCGAAACTGAGAAACTTTCGGATGCTCTTTTTACCCTAAATTTAGGATTTAACTTAATTAATTCTTCATGTTCTACTATCTTACCTTTAACCCATATCATATCATCTTGTATCTTATCTACCTTCTGATTTATGGACTGAATTAACTCCTCTACCATATACATTTCTTCTGTCATCGGATCTTTAATCCTTACTTCAAACCTTTCTTCTGGTGTCAATCTGTTTCTATATGGATACAACAAATCAGCAATCTCATCTGCTATCGACCATACGAATTCTCTAATTTTAAATAGGAGTTTATTCATAATCTCCTGCAAATCCTACTGAGAAACTACTCTTACTATTCTTCTGAGAATCAACCTCATTACAAATAGTATTAACAACCCTTATAATATCTTCACTATCTCCTTCCATATTCTGTTTGACATAGTCATACTTTAGAAAGAAATCATCAGCAACACTTTTAAACTCTTCTTGAGTTATGTTGTTCTTCATAGTTTGATCCACCTTTTGTTGTTAAGTGTCCAGTTAGTAACCTCTGCTATGCGTTCACGAACAGACTTAGCAGGTGTCCAACCCAACTCTCTCATCTTACCACCATCTAAGGCATATCGCAAGTCGTGTCCTGGTCTGGAAGAATGGAAATCAACTAACTCATACTTTAATTCTTTACCTTGAGCATCAGCAATAATCTGTGCTAACTCAAGATTGTTTAATTCTTCTGATCCTACAATATTAAACTTAGGGCACTTTGCATTTCCCCAAGTGGGTTCAAATGTTCCTTTATATTGAAGTAAGAAGTATACTGCTGATGAAACATCTTCAGCATGTATGTAATGTCTTGAGCCAGGAATTGTTCTGGTATGATCACTATGAATTGTAACTACCTCCCCATCTCTTGCTTTCTTTATACACATGGGTATAAACTTCTCTGGGTGCTGTCTCTCTCCAAACACATTCATAGTATGTGTAATGTATATTGGAAGTTTATATGTATTCTCATATGCTACTGCTAACTCTTCTGCACCTGCTTTAGTCGCACTGTATGGATTAGTAGAGTTATATCTATCATTCTCCTTATACTTGATACCATCAGGTGCAGGACCAAACACTTCATCTGTGCTAAAATAAACAAATCTTTCAAGATTGTCTTGCTTTCTTGCAAACTCTAAGATATTAGCAGTTCCCACAACATTATCCATGATAAACTCCATAGGATAATCTATACTACGATCTACATGAGATCCTGCTGCTAAATGTAGAATATAATCTACCTGTCCTACTTCGCTACAAACTAAAGGATTAAGTTCTGCCTTTAGATCATGATGTACGATCTTTACACGTTTTCTAACTTCTGGATCAAAAGATAACATAATGTCATGCAGACGATTAAGATTACCACTATAATCTAATCTATCAAGGGTAATGATCTCCCAATCAGTATGTTTTAGTAAATAACTGATTGTGTGGTGTGCAATAAAACCTGCTCCACCTGTAATAAGTGCTTTTGTCATAATTAAATAAAACCTTTGGCCAATGCTTTTTCGTGTATAAAGAATACTATAGTTAGTCTATCAGTTTTTGGACTATTTCCAAAACATCCAGTTAGAGCATGGATGTTATATCCATCGTAAGCTATCAATCTATTATACACGTTTTCTACGTTTGTGAACAGAGTGTTACGACTATCCAGAATTGATGTTCCTGTATTAGGTGGGGGATCTGGATTTAAAAATATTACCCCTGCACATGATAAAGAATCTCTATGAAATCTATCTGTATGAAAATCATTTAACATATCAACTGTATTAGCAGGACTCCTATGAAAATAAGTTGTGATCATGGGATCTACCATAGGTTTATTTGCTACACTTGTTTCTTCTCCATATATTTCAGAAAGTTCTTTTCCTATGTACTCATCCTCATAATGTGGATATTTCCAGTCTTTGAGATTCCTCTCTTCCCACACAAAATTAAATATATCTTTCTCTATCTGTAATAATTCTTCGTTACTTCCATAACCTATTTTCTTAAACTTCTCAGATCTTATCCCTCTCCATCCTGGTCCTGAATCAGGTCTATCAGAAATTCTCCATGACCTATTTCTAAAACCAAGTTCTCTTACGTGTTCAACGTCTGGAAAATAATTATCTTTTATTGTAATGTCAAGCATTTAATCTATCAAATTCAAAAGGTCCATAATCAGATCCCCAAACTTTCTCATTTGTAGTTTTAGAGTATCCGATGTCAATTGTAGTATATGTAGTGGTTGTGATTTGAACTCTACTCTGAACGTAAGAATCCCTTACTATGCAATCACATCCATACAAACCACCAGAATATGTATTATAATCTATTTGGGAGAATAATAAATCACAACCATTGTTATGATGTAAATCATTTGTAGTAATCGTATCCAGATTTTTAAATCCAGTAAATCTGTTTTTTTCTTTGATATCATAGTTTTTTACTTTCATTAGTTCCCCATCCATCACAGGTTCAATGATAAATTGTCGATATGGTCTATCCTCATCATATGTATATGCTTGTTCTCCATATATCAAATTGTTACCAATATCTTTGTGTATCAATCTAATATGAGCATAGAATGTAGGATTTTGATATGCCTGTCTTCTATTATCAAATGTACCTATCAGTAACTCTTTGAGTCTTTCGATCATCCTGAGTACTTTTCTCTCATTGCTAATAATGTTTCATATGGAATCCATGCAGGATTCTCTTTTGCGAATTGAACTTCAACCTCAGTAAATATTTTTTGATAGTATTTACTGTAAGTTTCTCTAGTATTTAAAACATTACAAAAGGGACTCATCATACTGCACCATATCTACTGTTGACATTATAAAACCCTTAACTAAAAAAGTCAAGGGTTTATACTTTAATTGCAATTTTTATTTAAGGTGGATGCTGATATTTTATCATTTGACTGCTTTAGATAAATGTTTACGTTGAGTTAGAAGACCTCCCTACATACACGTTTACAAACATGGTCTTTGTCGTCGCAGTCAATTAAGCATTCGTAGTATTCTGTGATTAAATCCTCATGGGGGTCTTGATGTTCTCCCGCCAATTGATTAAAAGGAATTAAGTTATGCATTAATTGTCTCCAAATATAGTGTGATAATAAAAAAAAGATTTCAGATCATCTGTTTCAACCCTAATTCTACTACTATTTAGTTAGGAGATCAACACAAAATCATTTTTGTTAACAAAAAGAAATGCCTACGTGATTGTACCTACTCGCCCATAATCATCCATTAATCTTACAATATCATCCTCTCTACACTCTCCAGTTTGAGTCTCAACTATAGTCATTCCATCATCCCCTGCCTTCGCTCTATGTGGAGATGTTTCACAAATTACATATATGTCTTCTGGTTTAGCATTGTATTCACTACCATCTGCAATAACTATTCCACTCCCCTCTGTAACAACCCAGAATTCTTTTCTGTGGTTATGATATTGATAGGAAAAAGAACAGTTAGGATTAAGATGTAATCTTTTTACTTTATAATTTGGTTCATCCAATAAAACTTCATAATATCCCCATGGTTTAGTCACTCTCTCCATAAATTATCTCCACTTTGATAGTGCTTTAGTTTCTACTAATTTTTCAGTTTCAATTATATCACTTTCATCTGCATTTGTGTGATGTGTTACTTCTTTTAAAGTTTTAACATAATCTATAACATGTTGTCTGATCTCCATAAGTTCATCATAACAACCTTGATTATGTGCACAACCACGCAAATTATGATCTGGTTTCCAAAGAGATTCGGTAAAGAGATCTAATGCTCTTTGATATTTTACAGCAGGTGTTTCACCCTTATCTATTGAGTTTTGGTCGTGCATTTTCTTTTCTTATTTTGTTTTTTGTACTGAGCGATAAAAGTTCTTGCAGAATCTTCATTCCTACATTTCTTTAATCTTTCTCCATTATGTATCACGATGACAGCTTTTCCACCACAAGGAATGGCATAAAACCCATCATTTGTTGCAAATCCCATTTTAGCATCTTTATAGAATCTGGCAATAGCCCTTAATTCTTTTTCTTCGGGAGTCATTGCCATGATTACATTACTGCTGTTGTAGAAACAATAGTTGCATTTGGATTTCTTGCAAGAGCAACCTGTTGTGCTTCAGCATAGTTTGCAGCATTAACTACTTCATTGAATAGTTTTCCTGCTACCATTAATTGTACTTTAACTTTCATAGGAGTCTCCTTTTAATTATATATCCATTATAATGGATATTTTAATCTATTATGTCCATAATGGACACTTTGTAATCTGTCACCCGTTTCTGTATTAGTTTACCATACTCTTCATTAAGTTCGCAACCTATGTAATCTCTACCCAATTGTTTTGCTACCATTCCAGTAGTACCTGATCCCATGAAAGGATCTAAAATTATATCTCCCTTTTCGCTCCCTGCTTTAATACATGGTTCAATTAATGCAGGTGGAAATACAGCAAAGTGTGCACCTTTATATGGTTTATTTGTTACTGACCAGACAGATCGTTTATTTTTTGTTGGATATGATTTTGTAAGTCCACTATGCGGTTGGAGTCCTGTTCCTGTGTTGTGGTATTTTCCGTTTGTTCTGTCTCTTGTTCCCCAATCTTTTGCGGGTTCTTTGATTGCTTCATTATCGTAGTGATATTTTCTATTTTTACTAAACAAAAATATATATTCGTGTGCTTTAGTACACCTATCCCTTACACTTTCTGGCATAGGATTAGGTTTATGCCAAATGATATCTTGTCTTAGATACCATCCATCTGCTCTCATTGCGAAGGCAAAGAGCCATGGGATTCCGATGAGGTCTTTTTCTTTAAGTCCATCGATTCTATTTCCTCTACGAGGACACACATCTGGTAAGTCTTGTTTAGTATTTGCGACACTTTGTTTTGGTAATCCTTGTCCTTTTCCAGGTCTGTAGTTATAGTAACTATCCCCAAGATTAACCCAACAAGTTCCATCATCTGTAAGCACATTGCGAACCTCCTTAAATACGTTTACTAATTGATCAACATATTCTTCTGGAGTCTCCTCCAATCCGATTTGATCATCTTGTCTTACTGCACCACATTTTGGGCACACACTTTTGTATATGTAATCTCCTACACCACCCATTATGTCGTGATTTTTATGTCCAGTAATACAATTTGAACCTTGCTTACCTTTTCTTTTATGATCACAATTAGGATCTCCTCCTATCCAAGTAGCAGTTCCATAATCCCTCAGACCATAGTATGGTGGAGATGTTACACACATCCTTGCCTGTTCGTCAAATTGTTTGAGTGTCTCCCGACAATCTCCAAATAAAATTGTGTCTCTCATGATCTGATAACTGATGTTGCTGCTTGTCCTTTGTTGAATACAGTATCAACAACTGCTTCAACCTTTCTTGCGGTTGAAATACCAACCTTAGAGTAAACTGGAACACATACAAGTCCATAAACTTTGTCTTCCGCACCCTTACGGATTACTCTACCAATAGTCTGACTAATACCGATGTAATCCATAGATCTCATAAACAATACTGCCTCAAGACCCTTTACATTGATCCCCTCTGAGAGGATGCTGTGATGGAGTACAACAAACTTTGTACCATCTACACCCCACTCGTTAAGTGTATTAAAGAACTCTTCTCTACTAACCTTCTTACCATTAACAAAAGCACCTGTCTTAGAAGTAATAAACATCCAGTTGTATCCACGCACTTGTAAATCCATAACAAAAGGAGTTTGAGATATCAAGTTAGTAATCTGCTTTGTAGACTTAGCACATATCAATACTTTGTTCTTCTGAATATTATCAAGAGCATTGATCATTTGATCGCAATCAGCATCTACAACCAACTCATCCTTCTCTAGTATTCTTGTCTTGTATACTGCAACCTTTGGTGGTAAGATATGTCCTTCCTCCACTAACTTAGGTGCAGGTACTTGGCAAATAACATTACCAAAGATATCAGCATCATTCATACCAACCTTAAGAGGTGTAAGAGAATGCTTTGGTGTAGCAGTAAAGAAGTATGCTCTTGCAGAATACATTGAAAAGTATTCAACTGCTTCAACAAAGTTCTTCTGAACTCCATTGTGTGCTTCATCAAAGTAGATTGTATCTACATTAATACCACTCTCTACAATCTTATGTAATGAATGATATGTAGTAAACATAAGAGTATTCTTTCCCTTATTTGCATAGTGAAATAATTTAACATCGTTTACTTGAGTACTGCAGAAATATAGACTCTTACCAGTTAGATCGCCACTGTGAACATGCATTACATCATCAGGATGAATGTCAATCATTTCGCGAAACTCTGAGCATAACTGCTTTGCAAGTAATATACGAGGTGCAACTACTACAATAGTCTTAGGAGCACTCTTGAACTGATATATCGCATCTTCTATCATGCACATTGTTTTACCACCACCAGTCGGAACAATAACTTGTCCCTTAGTGTTAGACTGCATAGCAACTAAAGAATCAATTTGATGTGGACGTAATTGCATTAACTTTGTTTCGTTATACTTATTATAGCAAACGCAATACTATTTTGCAAATCCATGTGCCAGTATCTTAACTGTCTTTGTCTATCTTATCAGAAAGTCTTTTAAGTGCATCTTCCCATCCCTCTTTATCTTGAGACCACTTATCTAATGGACAAGACTCTAGTATAACTCTAGCCTTAGCAGGTATAAAACATCCACATTCTGCACATATATCTTTCTTCTTTATCCACATTTCACATGATCTACAAATCTCATGTCTGATCTTGTAGGTCTCATCAGATACAACTAAAGACTCAGGTCCATTCTTTTTAATATAGGTAATAATATCCCATGAAAAATTAGCAAAATTTTTCGTCTTCTCAACAAAAGATGGTTCGTCTTTTTCCATACATTTCAGTGTATCATATAATTATGTATTGTCAAGGTGTAGCAGGATAATCTCCCTTAAGCGTAGTAGAACTAATAGATCCAATTACACTATAACTTGTTCCTGCAATTGCTTTTCCTGCAGTACCACCATCTCCAGTATTATTGGTATCTCCACCTGCTAATGCCCATTCTCCACCTGCAGCACCACCTTCACCTGGTTGTCCTTGAGTAGAGTTACAACCATTGTCGGGATCAGGATTAGCACCATTATCTCCTTGTAATGCAGCAGATTCGTTTCCATGTCCTCTTCCAGTACCACCATCACCACCTTCTCCACCAAGTCCACCTGCTACAGTGTATTCATTAAGGCAGTCATCATAATAGTAATAAGCAGTTGTTTCAAACCAACAACTTCCCCACCAGTTACAACGTCTTGCTCTAGCACATCCAGCTCCAGAGTAACATCCAGATGTTGATGTCCATCCATCTGGGCACGTAGGGCAACTACCACAATCTCTCTCAGTTACAAAATCTTGGCATAATCCACTAGCACCTTGATCTCCTTGTTTTCCTTTTTCTCCTCCACCTCCTCCACCATAAATTCTTGCAGAAGAGTTTACATTTACAACTAAATTTTCTCCACCAGTAGAAATGATAGACAGTGCGGTTCCACCCTGTTGTCCACTGATTGAAACATTACCAGGTTTTCCACCACCTAATCCAGGTCCACCCTTAATTGTGCCAGTAACATCAAATAAAACATTATATGCAGGAGACTGTTCAAATGAAGCTGCAGCAGAAAGTGCATTATCAGATCCTATATTACCATCTATAAACATAGTCTTGTTTATAGTTTTTGCTAAATTAGTATTCCAACTCAAAGCATCAATATCAAAATAGATATCGGATCCAGTTTGTGTAATATAATAAAATTTTATACTATTTCTAAATTGAGATAAAGCAACATCACTAACAGAACCTATTGCAGAATTTTCTGTAGCATCTGGAACTATCGGATTTGCACTTGTAGGACTTGTATCTCTCTTCAACTCTGACATACTAATTGGAGCAACATCAGAAGCGAATGTTTCAGATCCACCAGAAGTAGTTTTACGAGACTGTGCTCTAAAAGTTCTCCTTAACTCACTAAAAGTTATAGGTCCTGAAGCGAAAAATGGTCCTGCTTTTGATACTGATACAGACATTTATATACTATCTTTTTTATTATTTATATTTATTTTTTAATTATAACTGAACCATTTAAAACAGATCTGTGGGGAACAGATCTACTTCTACTCTTTGTACTTTCCTGCAACTCATGAGTTTCCTTACATTGTTCTAATATTTTTTTTGATTTGGGTAAATTTTTTATAAATTCATTAACTGAATCTGCATTTATCATTTCTAAACCATTACTAACTTGTATGTAACTATCAATGTGCCATTGAGAATCTTCGCTCATAAATCCAGCTGGTATAAATTCAATGGAACATTTTTCTTCATATGCCTTCATCCAATCAGTTTTATTAGCAGTCATATATTTCCAGAAAGGGGAGTCTGTCCTGTTTGTAGCATAATGTAGACAAATAAAATTAAATATGTCCAGATAACTTTTCCGATTAAAATCATTATAATTAATCCTATCAAAATCTAAAAACTTAAGAGTAGTATTATTCTGCACAAAAAATTGTAATTGATTATAAACTATATGAAGTCCTGTAGATTCTAATGGTTCAATAAATCCACTTGCAAGACCAACAGATAAACAATTTCCTATCCAATTTTTCTTATAATATCCTGGTTTGTAATGAATCACTCTAGGATCATCATTTAATTCAACACCATGATTCTTTTTTAACCATTTATTATAATTATTTTTTGCATCTTCATCCGAAGTAAATTTAGATGAATATACATATCCAGTTCCATATCTTTTCTTTAATGGGATCTGCCATATCCACCCATCATTTGTTGCCTCTGCAGTTGTATAAGATGGCATCTCCCTGAGACTATGGGGTATCTGTTGTGGAATTGCTCTATCTAATGGAAGATAACCTGTAATATCAACCCACTCAGGGTTTAAATGTTTAAATAAGACACTATTAAATCCAGAAGCATCGACATAAAAATCAGCAGTTACTTCTCCTCTATTTTTAAACACAATACTTTGTATACTTTTTCCATCTGAATTTACTCTCTCTACTACATCGTCAATACGATCTATTTCATCTTCAATATCATTTAAAATATATTGTGAGACAATTTGTGTATCTATGTGGAAGGCATGATCATAATAAAAATCATGACTGGGAACTGTTGTTGTTGCATTATTATGTAATATCCCTCCATTGTAAGTTCCATTTGGAATTGAATATAGAGATTCTGGATAATCTTGTCCTGAAGAATTTATATTACACTTATTAAATCCATGAAAATATTCTCTATTTCCTGTCCAATTTTTAAAATTTATTCCTAACTTTACAGTGCTTCCAGTGTCTTTAATAAAATCTGAAATTTCAACATGTAAATATCTTTTAAGAAAATCTACAAATGCAGGTGTTGTGCTCTCCCCAACACCTATATTTTTTTTCTTACTATCGTAATATATCTCTACCTTAACTTTACCTGCATAGAATCTTTTGAACATAGCAGCAGCCATCAGTCCAGATGAACCAGACCCAATAATAATAATTTTTTTCATAAATTAGATCAAGATAAAGTCAAACTTGTGCTTCCAATACCTGCAACTGTAAATGTTAATGTAGATCCTACTACACTTATTTGAACTGGAGTTCCAGTTCCACTTGTGAATCCGTTTGTTGCTGTTACAATTCCTGTTTGATTAGCAAATCCTACCCACTCATCATCACAATATGCTTGATGTTCTCCTGCATCTGTGTTATAAATTATGGATCCAGTTTGCGTAGTAACACCAGTTCTCTGAGCAGTTGTTGCTTGAGGAGTTCTCATTGCTCTAGCAGAACTAAGACCTGGACCAGGACCACTTCCTGCTTTGGAGAAATCAACTGCAGCAAGAGGAACGTGCGTACCTACACCTAATAAACTATTTTCATCACATATTAAACCAGAATTATAAACTCTAACCTGTGTATTAAAGAATCCTGCAGCTTCATAGCATGCAAAAGATTCATTAGTATTCTGTTCGTATAAGTATGCTATCGAAGTTGTTCCTACACCAACTGCACCAAAGTTTGCTTGTCCACCAACAACTAAAGCACCACTAACAGAATTGCTAGTATACTCATTACTTGTATTAATTCCAAGTCTTCCAATTAATCCTGTTTTAGCTTGTGCATCAAAACTAACTTGGGGATCAGCAGTTCCCACACCAACACTGGTTCCTGCACCAACACTAGAGTTTACATATATTTTTCCGAAAGTATTAATTCCTGCATTGTTGATCTTAGAAGAAATAACATTTGGTAAATTAAATGTTCCTGCATCAATTGATCCTCCAATAGTGAAGTTACCACCAACAAATGCATTACCTGTAACAGTTGATGAACCAACCACATGTAACTTATGATTTGGATTTACAACTCCTAAACCTAAGTCACCTTGATAGGTCAGGGTCATCATATCGCCATTTGATTGACCATTAACAAAGTTAAAGTTACCTGTTGATAATCCCGCAGGACCTCCATGAAGAACTAAGTTAAAGTCTCCTGTGTCGTTGTTAACAATATCAAGTGTTTTATCAGCAACACCAAACTTCATTGCTGCAGAACTAGCACCAACACCTACTGATTGTCCAACAGAAATTACAGAACTATCTCCATCAGATACCACTTCTATCTTTGCAACACCACTTGGTTTGCGAATCTGAAGATCGGAAGTAGGAATAACAGTTCCTATACCAATGAATTTTCCATTATTTGCAAGAATAGTTCCACCAGTACCAACATGTAATACATCAGTTACTGTGCTTACTCCTATTGTTGAGAAACCTGATTTTACTTCAGATGCATTTAAAACAACTACATTACCAGATCCAAGATTAAATCCTTCTGTTCCTGTTCCAATTCTTGCATCTGCTTCTTTATTAACTAATTCAAACCAATTTCCTGCGTGTGCATATAATGCTTTACCACTCTCATGAACATGAGCAAATGCACCATGATATGTTACTGGTGAAGGTAAATCTCCATAAGTTGCATATAAGAATGGAATTACATTACTTACTGCTGCTCCAACAATTCTACCGTTGGCATCAATACTTCCATCAACTTTTAGTGCATCAACCCCAGATTGAAGTTGAGTTACTGTTAATAATGGTAATGTTGTACTATCAATTATTGATGTAACACCTGTTATTCTTGCTTCAGGACCTTCAAATGAAAGTTGTCTTGTTGTTATTATACCTGTTGCCTTAATATCTCCTGTTGAATTTATCCCAACGCCTGGTGAATATTGATCGTCTGCTGTTCCACCAATTTGAAGTGCATTATATGGTAATTCAGTTGCTATACCAACATACCCTGCAGAGTATATACTTGAAAAACCTAAGCCAGGATTTACATCAATCCATTGAGATGTTGGTAAGTTAAGTAGATTAGCACCATCTCCAAAGTAAGTAACAACTCCTGATGTGGAAGTTGCAGTGACAATACCTGATGGGAGTATAGATGTTATACCAACTTCTATCTGTCCTATAGTTGCTACTCCTGAAACTATAGCACCTTCTTCTATAAACGTATTTTTTATCGTTGCTATCCCTACAACTTTCGTTGTACCTCTGACATCCAAAAACTCTGTCGGAACGGATGTACCGATTCCAACCAGACCATTAGGATTTACGATGAAATTGTCGTCATCAACTTGGACACCATTACGAAAATTAAACGACTTCTTATAATTAGGCATCTACTTACACTTTTTAGTTATTTAGTCTTTGTTCTAATGAATCAACTTTTGCGTTGAGTTCTTTAATTGCTTCCACAAGTAGTGGAACAACTCTATCATAATCAACAGCAAGATATCCATTCTTGCGTGTTGTAACTGCTTCTGGTAAAACTTCTTCAAGTTCCTGTGCAATCACACCAACATCTTTACCAGTCTTTCCAGACTTTTCATTCCAATCATATGTGTTACCACTGATTGATATGACTTTAGCAAGAGGATCATCAATAGGAGTAATGTTATCTTTCAATCTAGCATCAGATGTGTAGAAAGCAGTAATGTCTCCTTCTACATTCAAGTCTGATGTCATAGTGGTAACAGTGCTTATAGAAACACTACTTCCAATTGCAGCACTTATAACAAGATCTCCACCTCTAGTGTCAATGGTTGTAGTACCACCAACACCAAGTCTAATTCCATCAATGTATGCTGATTCAAATGCTTGATCTTCCTTACCAACGTATGCTCCTTTATCAACATCAGGAATAATTCCTGTTTCGACAATTATTTCATCGCCAAATGTTGCTTTACCAGAAATACCGACTCCACCTGCAACAACTAGAGCACCAGTTGTTTTACTTGTTGATGGTGTAGTATCATCTAATTTAAGAACTCCAGTGATTGTTCCTGTATTTCTAAGTCTAACTTCTTTATTGAATGTTACAGGACCATCAAACTGAGATAATACAGTTCCAGACTTACCACCCTCAACTCTTAATCTTTCTTTGATTAATACTTCATCAAATACAACACTTAATCTACCAACTTCTTGTCCTGTTACAGTAGGAGATGGAACATCAAATGTTCTTTCTTGTCCAGTTGCAGAACTTGATTTCTTATTACCAATAAAGAAGTCTCCTTCGCTGTTCATACCAGTATAAACAACAACACCTGCAGATTTCTTCTGAGACTGTGCTAAGAATGATTCTTGATCTGTTAAAGTTCTTACCTGTACTTGAGGTAAACCTGTGGAGTAGTTACCTGGACCAAAACCAAGATATTCAAATGTGTGTGCAGAAGCACGAATAATAGAAGGTCTTCTAAGTTCAATTGCTTTTGGTTTTATTTTCTTAGCAATTGATCCTGTAGCATGATTTTCTTTTGGAGTTCCAAATACACCACGAATAACATTTAATTCATTAGTATTAGTTCCACTAAATGAGGAATTAGAAATCCTCATTATTTCATTATCAATCTGAATATATGAACCAACAGGGAATTGATTTAGAGTTGCAATACCACAAAGAGTTGAATCAGTAACAGCAACAGTATCTCCGTCTGAAATTGGTACATGAAGGAAGAACTTATCTAAGTCGTATGTTGGTATACCTCTGGTTCCTAAATTCTCTGTTGTACTATCAGAAGCAGCATTATTTGCATCAAAACCATGAGGTAACAAGTATGAGGTAGATGATAAGGTATCTGATGTTTTAACTGTGAATGTAGTAACACCAACTTTTTCATTAACAACAAAGACTCCTAACTTATTATTACTTGAATCTTTAAATTCAACTTTAGATCCTGCAGTTAAAGCATGTGCAAAATCAGTAGTAAAGGTTGTAATACCTAAAACTGGTCCTGCAACTGTGTTTACATGAACAGAAGGTCCTAAGTTTAGTAAATACTGTCCTGAGTGAATTTCTATATCACCTGCAGTTAGAGCAATTGAAACTTGATTCTTAGCAGGTATTGAAGCAATCTTATAATATCCTTCTCCAGTTGTTCCGATTCCTGTTATTTGAATAGTATCTCCTATGTTTGTAGAGATACCAGAAGAAGATATTGTAACTCCTGCACCTGTACCAGAACCTAAAACTGCTGTATCAAAGTCTAATTCTTCAGCATCAGTATATCCAGATCCTCTAGAGATGAAATCTACATCTGTTATAGTACCACCTGTACCGACTGTAACTTTTGCAGTCGCACCATCCCAAGTTGTGGTTCCATTATTAAGTAACTTAACATTATAATGTACACCCTCATTATAACCACTACCACCTGCAAATGAACTATAAGTAGTTACACCTGAGAATCCATGTTCTCTATCAAGAGTAACAGTTGCAACTCCCGCATTTACACTAGTGAAGACTGTTGTTACACCAGTTATTTTTTTACCAATACCAAAATCTTCTACAAATGAATCTAAGGTTTCTCTTGTTATACTCTTGGTAAGATCGTTAGATACAACTTCTCCAATTGGAGCTCTTTTTGCAAAGGACTTCATTGGACCAGGATTATCATTTACATTATCCTTATCTAATTCTGGATAAAGATTAGTAACATTCTGACTGTATTTGAAATCTGTAAATTCTTCAGTTAATGCATTATCAGAATTTAAAACATAACCATGATAAACACCATCTTGAACGTCCTTAATATAATCTGCAATTACCTCTGAACGATAAACATAGTAATTTCTCTTAGTATCATTCTTTTGGAATCTTGGTAAGTTTAAGTTTCTTGATGAAGTATCGCTGTTAAACACTCCTGGTGTATGAACAATACTATCAACATCGGTACTTGAATATGTAAATTCATGATCATTTATAATACCAGTTACAGCAAATCTTCCATTATATCCTAAATTATCTGCACCACCAGTATTAGTTGTACTTCTTACATTTACAATATTAACTAAGTTACCTGTATTCAACTGGTGTGGAATTTCTGAAGTTACGGTTACAACACCCGCACTTCCTGAAATACATGTACTGATAAATCTTGTATTTCTATCAAAGTCATAATCTGTAGAACCAATACTTACTCTTGATGAATCAGCATCATTTCTATATCCAGTAGAGCTAGACTCTTGGATAATAAAGGTTTCAGCAGGTTGTTTAGCATTCTCAGCATCTTTTGGAACAACAATTCTAACTTTATATAATTTTTCATCTAAACTTCTTGAATCATCTGTTCTTACAACAAAACTGTTATCAGTTGTTTGTGAAAGGGTAGAAACTCCATTTGTATTTAATGCACTGTAAATACTATTACCATGTGTACTATGGATATACCAGTTACTAACATTAGAGTCAAACTGAACTGGATGTCCAACATCTCCTGCACTCTTATCAGAAACTCTACTGGTTATTGTTAAATTAGTTCCACCATATACTTTAACTGCTGAATCACTATCTGCAGCTGCTTTAGATGATGCTAATTTAATTGTAGTAGAACTTTCTTTAATTACGTAATAAAGTCTATTAGGAACTAAGTTTTCTGGTAGATCACCATTGCTACTCTTAATAACAACACTTTCTCCAGTTAAAAGATTATGGGTTCCAATAGTGAATATATTACTAACAGGTCCAGAGATTACAGAAAACTCTTTAAATGCTATACTAATACCAAGAGAAGTTGTTCCTCCACTAACAGTATTATCTAACATACAAATGTCAGAAGTAAATGTACCAATACCAGCACCTAGGTTAACAGAAAGAGAATCATTTACTTTTGCACCAACTCTATAACCCTGTGTTAATACTGGAGGAGCATCATCAAAGTTATTAAACCCAAAGAGATATAATTGACTTGAAATACCAACTGCTGTGGTAAGACCAACATCTAAAGACTGCCAATCTACATTTGTTTCAGATTCGCTTATTGATCTTGGAGTTATAATAGATGTTATGTAAGATTTGTTATCTTTATCAAACGCAGCTTTTCTAAATCCATCTGAAGCAAGTGAGAACTGTCCAAAGTTTGAGTTAGAGTTAGTAATAGAAGCATCACCACCACTCGAAGTTTCAAAATGCTTATTAAATCCAATCGCAAATACAGACACAATCTGCATGACAGCATCATTGGATATTTTAATATGAGTAGTATCGAATCCTTTTCTATAGACTGCATCAGAATCTAAATGGTATACCTTTGCTTTATCTAATGAAGATGAACCAGATGATAATTCTGCACCTGTTTTCTTACTTATAGATCTTCCTTCATAACTTCTTGTTGCTTCATTATATTTTACAAATGCACGATCATCCTTTTGTAGGGATATACCAGTAAACTGGGCAACAACCATTGAACGGAAACCAGATGCTTTTGATCCGTCTGCATGCATACCTTGCATACCAAAGACAGATCTCAACGAAATATTGAAGATATAAGGAGAAGCACCAGAAACTGTATCAGTTTCAATTGTTACTACTGCACCACTAACATCAGGTAGAGTTAATAAGTTAGGTTGAACATATGGTAACAGATATGTAAAGGTTTTACTGTTAACTATACTTTGAACTTTAGTTGATATATTATAATCATTTACGTTGTCTGGAACTCCAACTCCGTCAATCTTAACGGGAGTACCTTCATTAAATCCATGATCCAATACAGTAGTAACTGTTATAACAGGTCCTGCTGTTCCACCACTACCAGATTCAATTCTAGCAATTGATAGAGGATCTGCAGCAAATGCACCTACAATTTCCCATTCTGGTCTTTGTTTTGCAAATGCATCTGGATCATCAGGATACTTCTCTGGAATATTTCTTATAGAACTGAATGCATTTGACAGTTTACTATAATACATATCAAGGTCAGTTATATCATAACCAGAAACCTTATTAACACCATCAGCATATTCAAAACAAGTTAGTTTATGGTGAGAGAAACTTGGTTTTGAACGGTTAGTTGTTGAAAAATCAATTGGATCGGTATATACAGTTCCTAATTCATTACCATCAAATATTGAGAACTGCCAGAAATAAGATGTACCAGTTATTCTAAAAATAGCAGATGCAGCAACATCTGTATCTGTTGGGTTTGGAATATACTTTGGTCTTATCTTTGTTTTTCTTAGATCTAATCCAACAAGTGATGTACCACGGGGAACAATTACACCACCATTTACACTATTAAACTTATATAATTGGTTATCTACCTGATTTAAATCGAAGTTTGAATCTAAATTTAAAGCAATTTCTTCAGAAGGTGGAGAGTTTGTACCAGATGGAGAAGTAACTCTTACACCTAAACTTGCATCATTAAATATTGCAAAACCAGGTCTATTATCTACAACGTGCTCGCCTGGAAAAAGCAAGATTGTAGTTTGTTCTATTTTGTCGTTATTATTTCCTTTAAGATATGAAAATCTAGCAGACTCTATTAATGCCCTTTGTATCGTTTTAAAAGGTTTAGCAAGAGAATTTCCTTGGTTTTCAATACTATCGGTGGCTTCAAGATCATTTGGATTGACATAAAGTGTCCTTCCATCGGTGTTCTTGATAAAATTATCTAATTTATTAAGTGGCATTGTCGTTCACGACCATGAGATTTCTATGTTTTATTTATGGTAGTAGAAGTTACCCTACTTTCATAATATAGTATAAAACCAGTATCAAAGGTCTGAATGGGTTTGCATTTCAAACCACTCTTCTTCGGTTTCGGCTTGTTTCACTAATACTGATGCTTTACCAGCACTATCTAAAATTCCAATAAGTTCACCATCTTTAGCTCTGGCGATCATTTCATCTTGGTTTTCTTCAAATTCTTGAGTTGTTAGGATTTCCATTTTACTGATTACTCAACGATAGGTCTGCATATTCAATTTTATCTGTGGGTAAGTATTCTTTACAGACTTTCAATACCCCCAAAAATTCATCCGTATTGTCGCATTGTATTAATTTTTCATCAGACTCGCTACCAAGTAACAAAAATGTCTTAGCGCAAAGGTCTATGATCACACGATCAACGAATTCATTAGGATCTTTCATCCATGTTTTCTAAAGTACTACCAGTATATAGCACTAGGAGTATTATGTCAACAGTAATTATAACCCTAAAAGAGTTCTTAATTCTGCAGTTGTAAGTCCAACATTTTCAAGTTTTTGTGCTGCGGTTAGAGTAGATGCAGTAGAAACAATACTCCATGCATTGGTAAGTCCTATTCCCGCATCAGCACCTCCAGTTGCTGTGTCCCATGATAATGCAGTTTGACGCAGTATTACAGGTGGAGTAAATGTGGTTACTCCTGCAGGAACAGGTCCCCATGGACTTGTAACAATTACAACTGATCCTATTGTTGCAGCATCAACAGAATAATAATTTCCACTGAGATCATCAATTTGACTCCAAGTTTGAGCACCTTCATCAAATACTCTAATTTTATTAAGTTCTGCTTCAGGTGGTGTTACTGGAGTAGTAAATGCAGGTGCATTATAATATGTGGGATTATCTGGTGCAGATGCTTTTTCTAATACACCAATAAACTCTTTATTAGTCTCACCGTAACTATACAGTGGGCAAGTGTTTTCAGCATCTACGGTAATAGTGCGTTCTACACCATCATAAGTTTTACAGGTTACGGTTGCCATATCCTTTTATAACAATTATCTAGAAGTTTGATTACACCTATTTATGTTTTTATAATAGGCAAGAAATTAATATTTCGTGGTCTGGTCTCTGAACCATTGTTTCCACCATTTGTAGCATTAGGTGTACCACCTTCAACATTTCTGATGAAACTAGAATCATCTGCAGCTGGTCTATCATTAACACCACCACTCCAATCACTATTTCCAAGAGCATGAATTGGTATATCATGAGTATGAGTTTGGAATTGATGTTGCTGACTTGATGCAAAAGCTCTACCACTATCTACACCTTTACTATCATCATATCCTCTAATAAATTCTCCACGAAGATCGGGAACATTAAAGTTCTGTCCACTTCCACCATATTGAAATCCAATAACATTATATAAGTCTTGATATTGTCCAGATGCAGGGAAATTACTTACATTACCATATGAAGAACCATCACAATATAAGAATCCAGAAGGAGGAGTTGGATAATTTCCACCACCTTTATCCGCAGCATACCATACAATACTACCTGTGACAACACCACCAACTGCACCAGTACCCTGAATACCTTGTACTCCCTGAATACCTTGAATACCCTGTCCACCAACAACACCACTAATACCCTGATTACCCTGTAATCCTTGAATACCTTGAGATCCTGTAATTCCTTGGATACCTTGATTACCTGCACCAGTATCTCCTTGAACACCTTGGCGACCCTGTATACCCTGAAGACCCTGAATACCTTGAACACCTTGAGTTCCATCTGGTCCTTGAATACCTAAAAGACCTTGTATACCTTGTATACCTTGAGAACCTACACCATTATCTCCCTGTATTCCCTGTCCACCCTGTATACCCTGTATACCCTGAATACCTTGAGCACCATCAGCACCATTATTACCTTGAATACCTTGAATACCTTGGATACCCTGCTCTCCTTGAATACCTTGAACACCTTGAATACCCTGATAACCTTGAATACCTTGTCTACCTTGAACACCTTGTTGTCCTTGAGGACCTTCTCCACCCTGAACACCCTGAACACCTTGAGCACCAACACCCTGAATTCCTTGAATACCTTGAATACCTTGGTCACCTTGTGCACCAGTTGTTCCTTGAATACCCTGAAGACCTTGATTACCTTGAATACCCTGAACACCTTGAATACCTTGATAACCCTGTCTACCTTGTATTCCTTGTGCACCTTGGATACCCTGTTCTCCTTGAATACCTTGGATACCCTGAGATGCTTGATTACCTTGTGCTCCAGAGATACCTTGTATACCTTGGTTTCCAGTTGTTCCTTGAGTACCTTGTCTACCCTGTCTACCTTGATTACCCTGTCTACCTTGCGTTCCTTGAACACCCTGAACACCCTGAATACCTTGGATACCCTGAACACCCTGAACACCTGCAGCACCTATACCTTGTAATCCCTGTATTCCCTGTGCACCTCTTATACCTTGAGATCCTGTAATTCCTTGTGCAGCTTGAGTTCCTTGTAAACCTTGAGTTCCTTGTTGTCCCTGAATACCCTGAAGACCTTGGAAAGTAGCATCTTCAATAGATATCTTTCTAACATTATCATTACCTGCATCATATAATAATAGTAAATCATTTTGACCATCTGCACTTGTAGTTAATACTTGTTCTGTTATTGCTTTCTTACTTACTTTACCATCAAAGATAGATGCAGTAGACATTCCTGAAACAAATGATCCACCATCCACAGTCAAATCTGAAGTAGAGACTGCAGCACCAATTACAATTTGATCACTAAAAGTTGATACTCCTACAAAACTTGATACACCTGTTACTACTAAATTTTTTGTTTCAGTAGTTTCAGAGAACTTTGAACTACCAACAACTTCAAATATAACTTCTGGAAACTGAGTTCCTATTCCTATTCTATCATTTGTATAATCATACCAAAAAACATCAGCACCACCAACAGTTCCTGATGCACTATGATATTGAATTTGAGATATTGTTCCACCTGCACCAGAGGTAACTGCGTTTGCAGTCTGCCATTGCATTCCACCTGCAGCAGTTTTGACTAGAAGTTCTCCCGTACTTCCTGTCCCGTCTGCAGCATCAACGATAGTTCCACTAATTTTTACATTTCCTACAATATCTAAATCATACTTTGGTATAACACTTCCGATACCAATATTACCATTAGTCTTAGAAGATAATATTGTTCCACCAACACCAATTTGAAAAACATCTGTTGCAGTTACTATTCCTGAGTTATTAACTAAAAGATATGGACTTCCTGCAAAACTACCATCATCATTGAATATAATTTGACTCGCACTACCTGGTGGAGATATAGTAATTGTAGATATTGATCCAAAATTATTTGCAGTTACATTTACAATATTACCAACAAAATCAAGTTTACTAATACTATTACCAGTACCAACTATTCCACCTTCATCAAAAATAGTTAGACCAGTAGTTAATATACCTGAAGGAGCAACCTGCCAATAACGATCATATTGCCCACCATTTTCAATAGTAACTAACTGATAATATTCATCTCTTATAGGAAGTGTTTTTTCTCCAACAAAACCTAAATTAGGTTCTGTTTCTTCAGGAGACAAATAAACATGACGATCTGTACCTAAACCAGTTAATGGTGCAAGTTTCCTTCTGCCACTTAAAAATCTCTCCTTATTCGCCATATTATGTTGTACTGTTCTCTAGTATACTTGCAAGAAATTCCATTTGTAATGGTGCAACTAATCCACCAGCCTGAGCACCAATTTGAAGTGTTACTGTATTTAAAGTCGTAGCACCTACAGCAACTGAAGTATTATATGCAGGATCTTTATTTTCTCTTGGATAGAATTTAGTTACTGTATTGTTATCTTTATCGCAAGTAAATCCAATAGATCCAGTTGCTATCTTAACATTTTTTCCAACCATTAATTTATGAGATCCAATAGTTACCACTAAATCTCCATTTGCAGGATTATATGTTGCATCTGTTGGTGTGTGATATACAAGACTTGAGATACCAACATTAACTGTTATACTATCTGATGTTGTTGATACAATAGGAATAGAAGTATTATAATATGGATCTGTTGTTCTTGGATAAGAGTGCTCTGAAGCATGATTATCCATGTCACAAGTAAATGTTAGAGAATTTGTAGCAATTTTAATTGATTCTCCACCTTTCTTCATATCTCCTACAGCATTAACAAAAGTATGAATACCAGTGCTTGTAGAAGGATATCCATTAGGTCCTAATACTTGAACTTCAAAAGTGTTAGTAGTTATATTTGAGATAGGCAACCATTTATTATTTGCATAATCATTTACTCTTGGGTATGCTTTAATATCAGGACCAGTAGTACAACTGAATCTTAGAGACTCTGTATCAAATTTTATTCTTTCTCCTGCAGAGTACTCATGATTAGCAATAGTAACTGTCATGATTCCTGTAATAGGACTATATTCTGCACCTTGTACAGTCGTAGTTACTCCACTCTTCAAACTATGAGTACCAATATTAAGAGTTAATTGTCCTGTTGTTGGTGCATAAGATGCGTTTGAAACATTATAATTAACAATACTTGATATTCCTACGTTTACAGTGAATGTATTAGTTGTAAATGTTGTAATTCCTAAATTAAAAGCATTATAATTTGGATCACTTCTTCTTGGATATGCATGATCTGTTGCATTTCCATCCATTGTACATTTAAAAGTAATACCATCAGTAATAATTCCGACTGTATTTGAATCAGTTAATCCATGGGAGTTTGCTGTAATTACTAATAATCCAGTTGCTCCATCATAAGTAGCATCTGTAGGAGTAACATTACCAGCTCCCGTAACTTTTACTGCTCCTGTTTTTGCACTTACAAATGTGTGGTTATAGTCGCCACCCTGAATAACTGCACCATCTGTTGCACGTACAAACTTATGATTATATGCACCACCAGCTATTATTGAGCTGGTTGCTGCACTAACAAATGTATGAACAGAATTACCAACGTAAGTATGTGGATATCCAATAGCACCACCAATATTAGCAGAGAATGTTTTTGATATACCTACCTCATTAACAATCGTATCAACAACATATGATTGTTGTGGATCTGGGAAGAAGTTAGTGGTAATACCTGTACCACTAGGACATTTAAATTCTAATCCAGCTAAAGTTATTTCTTGTCCGACACCAAAATTATGTGGTGTTAAAGTTGTAACTGTTACGATACCACTTGGTTCATCATATACCGCACCTGTAACTGATACTATACCACTTTGTTTTGCATCAACATATATTTCATCTACTTTTATTGCATCCTTCTCCAATACCAAACGACCATCAATAAGAACAACTGCATCATTTGGTGGAACTTGTATATCTCTTATAACACGAGTATCTCTAAAATTACCTGTACTTCTTGAAGTTCTTCTATGCCAGAATGTTACTGCAGGATAAGATGCTCCAATACCAACATTTGATACTTGAGCAAACAGAAGAATTGAGGATACTCCCGTAGGAACCTCATAGAGTTTCTGCGGACCTGGTGCTACAGGAACTGCAACTGTTAAAAACTTATTGACTGGTGCGACTGCCATATTATTATCTGAGTGCTAAAATGAGGGGAGTAACTTCTGCTTGGATTGCCCGACTGAAATCTCTACCTCTAATCGTTGAAGTTGTTTGATCAATTGTGATACCTTCACCTATTTTGAAGTTACCAGCTTGGTCGGTACTTGTAAATGGTATTTGAGCACCATTAGTAGCAACGACCTCGTTTTCAGGAATAGGAACTCCACCCTGAAAGGGGTTCGCTCTATTTATGTTTACACCTGTACCGACATATTCAAAGGAGTGTGAGCTGGTTAATATTCTACTAATTCTAAACATTTCAGCAGTTACACCAACTCCAATACTATAAGGTATAAACTGATCAAGAGTTACTGTCGTAATACCAACAGTTGGTGTAGGTTCAGTTGCTTCGCTAACAGTAAAGTATATTGGTTCAGTTACAGCAGTTGCTATTCCTCCTCCACCACCACCGATTGAAATTACTAATTCTTCATTAGGTAAGTAGTTTCTGCCTTCGTTAGTAACATCAATTGAAGTAATAGTTCCAGCAGTACTAACATTTACACTAGCTTCAGCAGAAATTCCTTCAGGACCACCTGGTGATGAAATTGTAACTGCAGGAGGTGCTGCTTGACTGTATCCACTACCACCATTCAGTATATCAATTTTTCTTAAAGAACGCAACGGTGCAGTTATAATTCCTGTAGCAGTTGTGTCATCATAATCATCAAGATTAATCTTAAAGTATAATGCTTGTCCGTTATAAGGTCTTCTATAATTACCTATAGTATCTGCAACTCCTGTTAAAGTTGTTACATCAGAATCACCACCAACTGTTGCTACTGTTGTTATACCCGTAAAGTCAATTCTACCAACACCATCAGCAACTAATCCAAAGTTACCAAAGGAGGAGTTTGAGTTTGTTAGATCACAAGATCCACCAGTATTACAGAATATAGCAATATCACTATTAATAGTGAATATAGAAACTAACTGTGCATAAGCATTATTGGTAATAGAAACTCCAATACCATTTTCATTATATTGTGTAAATGAATCGCAAACCATAGACTTTAAATCTTGTCCTGGATTTACTGCCCCAGTAAATGCTGAACCTACATGATTTCCATCAATCTTCATACCAATACTATCAGTAATAAAGTTTGTACAGTTTCTAATGTAAGGAGATCTCCATCTACCACTAGGACCTTCATTAGCAGGACCAATATCTAAACATCCTGATCTTGCACTACCAACTCCTGCAGGAGGAGGGAATGCTACACAACCACCTCTGATTGTTATTGGTGCTAAGTTATCTAATGGATCTTGACTGTAAGCAAAGTTTAAGTTTTCAACAAGACATCCTCTTCTAACATAGAAAATATCATCATCATTCTGTGGATATATTGTAACTAAACGAAGATCCTGTCCAGTTATACTAACATCTGTTCTCAAACCGACTGGGTTATTTTCTGAATATACACCAGATCTTACATATATTGTGTCGCCTGGTTGTGCAACAGCAGCTGCACCACCGATAGTTAACTTTGCATCTCCTTCTGTTCTACCACTGTTAGCATCATTTCCAAACTTGGAGACATAAATTATATTTTTAGAATCTCCACCTCTTGGTGCCCAAACTACTTTACTATCTGGATAAGTTATTGTTGGTGCACCCGTAGTACCTAATCCAACAATTGTACTGGTAATACCAACAAGAGTATTAATTGCAGAATATACATTTGCACATCCTTCTGGATCATGATTACTATTTCTGGCAGAGTCTGGTAGTACTGCTTGATCAATTACTTGTGCAGAGAATAATGAATATGAATCTGTTCTAGTGTCTGGTAATCTTGTAAGACCAACTCCAACAGTTACGATTCCAACTAACGATGTTACTGAAGCAACTTGAGCTACACGGGATGCAGCAGATCCTATAGTTATTTGAGTAAATGTATTTAATGTGCTGGATACTTTTGCTACTGTATTATTTCTTATAACATCATTTACAATCGCAAGCATTTGAGTATAACCATATAATACTTCTGCCTCTTCTCCTGCTACAAATCTTCCATCAACATAATATTTGGTAGCATCATAAACTCTATCATTACCACTAAATGATAGATTATACATTACAGAATCTAATACTTGTTTAACATCATCAACACAAGCTTGAGATCCACCAGTAATATTATGGGATGGGTATGTTGCTAATATTCTATCTACTGTCTCTGTAGCAATAAAATCTTTATTAACTTCAATCAATCTTGAAGATGCAGCATAATCACTATCAATTGCATCTATCTGATATGATCTTGGATATGGAGAATTATTGATAACATATTTTGCAACCTTAGAAGCATAATCAACTGCTGTTACAGTTGCATCTTTAATAGAATAACCACTGTCATCTGTACCAGTAATATGCAATAAAGTATTTCCATTATAATATGATAATCCAGCACCAACACTTTGTGAGTTTCCTCCTCTTGTTATATCATTTGCAACAGAATATAAAATTGATTTAATATCATCTCTACAATTTCTGTAATTAGATGTTGTTAAAGAGAAACTAGGATTTAGATAATCAGTGCTTGTAATAAATCCGACTGATTCTGCAGCAATGAAATCAGCATTTTGTCTGAGTAATGCAGCAGCATCAAAAAATCTAGGTGCTATTAATCCAGTTGTACCAACACCTACTGAAGCAAAAACTGATTTAGGAACTCTTACATCTTCAGAGGTTGTAGTCGAATTAAATCCTACATTATTATCAGAATCATATACTGCACCTTGATTAAAGAAAACATCTTTATTGTTTATTTCAATATCTCTTGATGGTTGATTAGTTCCAAAACCAACCGATCCTATACCAGTTGTTGTAATTACTGTTCCGTTAGGACCTACTTTTAATGTTCCTTCAAGAGTTGAATCTCCATCTACATTTAATGCAGAATCAAAATCAACATCATTAATAACATTCAATTGGTTTTGAAGAGTTGTATTGTTCGCAACTGTTAAAGTATTTGAAAGAGTAGTTGCACCTGCAACATCAAGTAATTTTTCAAACTTTACGTCATCTTCTACTGTTAACTTATCTTTGAAAGTTCCAGCAGCACCAACTTCAAATGTTCCAAATATAGTTGCTGAAGTTCCAACTTGTATATTTTCGGTAATTGATGCACCTTTACCAACAACAATATTTTGTTCAAATGTAGATATACCTGAAACTATTACATTTCCAATAAAGGTAGATGCAGCTCCTACAAATAAAGTATCATCAAGTTGAGTAGCACGTTCAACTGTTAATGAATTTTCAAATAATCCTTGACCATTTCCCCCAACTGTAAAATCATCAAGTATTGAAGTTATTCCAGTTACTTTTAATGGAGCATCTATTGTAGAACCCGCACCTGTTGCATTAAATCCTTGAGTAAATTCCGACCTCTGGAAGAAACTGGAAATACCTAATACAATTATATCTCCTTGGAATCTTGAAGTACCTTTAACATGAAGATGATTTTGTGGAAGTGTAAGACCAATACCAATATATGAGTTAGTTACAAGTCCCGCAGGTCTCTTTTCCCAAAAAGTTCTAATCGCAATATCTGCGATATTTACATTATTTGGGTTTACAGAACCTTCTACTAATTCTTTTAGAGATCCACCACCACTGGTAATCAAGTTTATACCACGGAATGATGAAGTACCTACAAGAGTTTCTTCATTATAAACAAAGATACCTTCACTGAATGAAGGTTCAAATTCTACCCATTTTATACCTTGAGAATCTTTTGTTAAAAATGCTCCTAAAACACCAGGATTATTAGTTGAGTCATATAAGTTGGCACTCAATCTCATGTCGCCAACAACATCCAATCTTCTTGTTGGATCTAAAGTTCCTAAGCCTAATCTACCATCACTCTCTTTTATTATTAAACTCGCACCTTCTGGATTTCCATCTGCACCACCAACTCTAAAAGTATCAGTAACAGTTAATATTCCTACTTGTAATTCTTTTAATTCGTTATCAAAATTTACTGCACCTTTAAACGTACTAATGCCATTGAAGATAGCATTACCTAATACATTAAGATCCCCAAATTGATTATCGTCCCCATCAAAATCATAATATAATTTACCAAAAACATAAACGTCTTTGTAAAACTTTGCATCCTCATTCTGGACGGTTGGTTTTCCAATAATAGTTAGATCCTTACCTTCCTCTTCCACTTATCCAAAACCTCCTAATAGATTCTTTATCTGACTAGAATCAAGTTGACCCTTAAGTTGATCTTGAAGAGCACCTGTATCAATCTTATCTAAGTTACCTGCTATATCAAGATCTGCTACTTGAGATTGAAGTTTACCAGCAAAGGTATTTCCTACATTAGCAAGTTCTGGTAATGCTCCACCTAACTTATCTGCTAAGAAGTCACCACCAACAAAACTACCTTCAAAGGCATTTTTAGCAAAGTCTATACCCATTGTTCGAGGAAGATTACCTAACTTAGCAGATACAGTAGCCTTCAATCCACCTATATCTACCTTTCCACCTCTTGCCTCTAAATTTATATTTTTTCCTTTAATATCAACATCATTATCTGCATCTATAAGAATATTAGGTGCTTTAATTTTAACCTGTCCATTACCATTTGCTATGATAGTAATTCCACCTTTTAATGAAGTTATAGTTATGTCTTGATCTTTTTCATTTGAATTATTAGCACCAGCAGCAATTTCTATTTTTCTATCACTATGAATACTTAGTGTTCCATCATTACATTGGAACATACTTGACTTATCTCCATCATCATTTGCACCGTACATCAACCACGATAAGTTTCCATTATTTCCCATCTTAGGATTATTAGCATCTATCCTAAAATCTGGACCTAAAGATATAAACCTTCGTCTATCCCAATTTTGCGACTCAACTGGTCTTTCAGACATTAGTATCCTCCTCCATATCCACTCCCACCTGATCCCGAAGACCCGCTACCACCAGAATCGTTATTATTAGAAGGAGGGTCACTCTGTCCAGTCGTTTGCTGACTTGTGTTGTTAG